AAGCTCAAACACAAGCTCCACAACCACCAATTAGCACTAAAGCTCAAGACTGGGCCTATGATAATGAATGGTTTGGATCGGATAGAGTATTAACATCTGCTGCTATGGGTATACACGAAGACCTGTTGCAGGAGGGAATTGACTCGGAGAGTGATGGCTATTATAATCAAATAAACAAACGTATGAAGGAATATTTCCCTCAGAAATTTGCCGAATCTTCTACTGAAGAAAAAACAAAAGCTGCACCCGTCCAAAATGTAGCTTCTGTTAGCAGAAGATCAGGTGGACGCAAGTCTGTGAAACTCACCAAATCACAGGTAGTTATCGCTAAGAAATTAGGGGTGCCGCTAGAGGAATACGCAAAATACGTGAAAGAAGGAGCTTAATATGGAAAATAAAGTAAAAACTTCACGCGAGTCTGATTCTAGAATAAAACTTTCTAGAAAAAAGGATTGGACTCCACCATCCAGTTTGGATGCGCCAGCGCCACCGCAGGGATATTCACATAGATGGATACGAACTGCAACAAATGGTTTTGAAGATCCAGGTAATGTATCTAAAAAACTAAGAGAGGGTTGGGAATTTGTGAGAGCCGAAACACTTATAAGTGAAATCGGTGAACATGATTATCCAGTAATCTCAGAAGGCAAACACGCTGGTTTAGTCGGGATTGGGGGCCTTGTGTTGGCAAGGATACCGGAAGAGATATTGAAAAGTCGTGCTGAGTATTTTAGAAAAATAACTCAAGATAGAACAGACGCGGTTGATCGAGATCTTATGAAGGAGCAACACCCGGACATGCCTATCAATATTGATAGACAGTCTAGAGTTACCTTTGGTGGTGGTCGTAAAAAATAATTTTTTTGCATTACCTACCGGGATAGCTTGGATAATATAAACAACTAAATGGAGAAAATACTATGTCAAATCAACTAGAAAAGTTCGGTCTTAGACCTTACAGAAAACTAGACGGTACGCCATTAGTAGGAGCCCAAAACAGATATACAATTGCACCCGGTTACGGAACTGCAATTTTCCAAGGTGACTTGGTAAAACCAGTTACATCAGGTAATGTTGAAAGACATGCTGCTGGAACTAGTTATGCTGTTGTGGGTGTTTTTAACGGAGTTTTTTATAACGATCCAACTACTCAAAAGCCTACGTACAAAAATTACTACCCTGGTGGAGTTACACCAACACAAGGCGATATTACAGCCTTTATTGTTGATGATCCAGATGCAGTATTTTTAATGGACGCAGATGCAGCTTTTGTGAGAGCGGATTTGTTTAAAAACTACTCTGTTTCTAACGCTACAGGTGTTACACAAACAGGAATATCAAGCGTACAATTAGATGTAAGTGCCTCAGGTACTGCAGGAACTTTTGTTGTACAAGCAATAGATATCTCACAGGACCCAGAAAATTCTGATACTTCGAGTGCTAATGCTAATATTCTTGTTAGAATCAACAATCACTTCTACAGAAGTGGCACGGGCTTATAATAAAGGATAATAATTATGGCAATATCACGAGCACAACTAGTTAAAGAACTAGAGCCAGGTTTGAATGCTTTATTCGGCCTGGAATACAGTCGTTACGAAAATCAGCATGCTGAAATTTTTGCGACTGAAACATCAGACAGAGCTTTCGAAGAGGAAGTAATGTTAAGCGGTTTCGCTTCTGCACCAACTAAACAAGAAGGTGCTGGAGTAGTGTTTGATCAAGCGGGTGAAACTTTCACTTCAAGATACAACCACGAAACAATCGCATTAGCATTTGCTATCACTGAAGAAGCGATCGAAGATAACCTATACGATAGACTTGCGGGAAGATACACAAGAGCCCTTGCAAGATCTATGGCAAACACGAAGCAAGTTAAAGCTGCGAACATTTTGAACAATGCGCAAGTAACATCTGCAACTGGTGGAGACGGTGAATCCCTAATCGGAAACGCTCACCCATTAGCAACAGGTGGTGCTTTCTCAAACGTTCTTGCAACTGCAGCGGATCTTAATGAAACTTCACTAGAACAGTCATTAATTGACATTTCTGGGTTTGTTGATGAAAGAGGCTTAAAAATTGCTTCTACTGGTAGAAAAATGATAATTCCAAAAGAATTACAATTTACTGCTGAGAGAATCATGAAGTCGCCAATGAGAGTTGGAACTGCCGATAATGACATCAATGCAATTAACAACATGGGAATGGTTCCTGAAGGTTACAGAGTGAATAACTTTTTAACTGACACAGATTCATTCTTCTTGTTGACTGATGTGCCTAACGGACTTAAATATTTCGTTAGATCACCCATCAAAACTGCAATGGAAGGTGATTTCGATACTGGTAACATGAGATTTAAAGCTAGAGAAAGATACAGCTTTGGTTGGTCAGACCCAAGATGTATTTTTGGTAACGGAAACTTACCTACAGCTTAATAAATACATTCAGTATTTACCTAAAAGGGGCGGAGTTTACTCTGCCCCTTTTTTTATGTATAATATAAAAATCTAGAATATATAATTTTGTAGACTGACTAGACAGACGCTATAGAGACTACATTATTTAACCGCTATAGAGGAGAAATATTATGGCAAGAACAACGTTTAGTGGACCGGTAAGATCTTTAAATGGATTTTTAGGAACAGGTCCGAACATGGCACAATCAATCGCAGGAACTATTGATGGTGGAACTGATATCGCTGGTATAGATTTATACCAAGGTAAAATTGTACAAATAGGAAACGCAAACACTGTATTTAATTTACCTTCAATCATAGATACATCTGCTTCACCAATTGGTGGAGAAAACGATCCAAATTCTAGTAATAGAGTAGGGATGATTTATGAGTTTATCGTAACTACAAGTTTAACTGGTGGTAACACTTTTGTGTTAAATGCTGGAACTGCAGCGGGAAGAAATACTGCTGACATTTTTAGAGGAATGGCTATCATGAACAACACTGCTACTGATCCAGGAGCTGTAACAGCTTTTTCAGCAGGTGGAACTGATACTTTAACTTTGACAGCTACTACTAAAGGTGGACTAGAAGGTGCTCACATTAGATGTAGAGCAGTTGATGGTTTAATTTGGCAGATCAACGCAGAGTTAATCGGTGCAGGTGCGTTTGCTCAACCTTGGAGTTAATAGTTAAATAATTAGTGGCTCCTTCGGGAGCCACGCACACAGGAGAATTTTATGGCTTTCAAAGGCGATATACAAGCAACTAGATCAGCGGCAGCAGCAGGTGCTGCAGCAGTTATTGCAAACCCAATAAGATTAAAAGGAATTATTATTGCCTCAAGTGGTGGTGGAGCAGGTGTTTTAGAATTAACAACAACTTCAAGCACTGGAGCAACATTATTTTTTGCTGACGTACCAAGTGGAGATGTTATTAACTTTAATTTTCCAGAAGATGGAATTTTATTTCCACAAGGAATTTTTTGTAAAACAAAAACACACGTTACAGCTTACACATTACTAACAGATAAGTTTTCTGGTCCTAACTTAACAACGAGTAACGGATAATGTCAGGTGGCGGATCATTTACTTCAGACCAATCGGTAGCACACGCAACTGCTGATGGTCAACTGGTTCCTTTAACACAAAGAGCTAGAGTAACTTATATTCAAGCAGAAGGAATTGCTAATGCGGTAGTTGTTTTAAAAGATGGTGGTGCAGGTGGTACAGTAAAAGCTACTTTTAAATTTGGAACAGATGGTTTATCTATTTTTGTACCTGGTAGCGGTATTTTTTTTAAAGAAGGTGTGTATTTAGATTTAACAAATACTCCAGGTGTAACAATTACATTTACTTAGGATGAGTAGTAGAGCTAAACTTTTTATAGAGGGTGGTAAATACGCTGGAACTAAAATAAAAGATATTGTTAAGACTTTAAAGCGTAACTATAAAGCTAAAAAAGCTAAACAAACACCTAGTAAAAGATCTTTAGCATCAAAAAGAACTAAAGCTAATGTTGAAAGAGCTGGGCAAGGTACTAAATCATTAAAAGCTTATAATATTAGAGCAGGAGCTAGAAATGATAAAATGGTTCCTATCAAAAAACAATCACAAAAAGGTAGTTCTTTTCAAACACATAACGTAAAAACACCTGGAGCAAATTCTGCTAGAGGTATGGGTTTATCAAGATACGGAAGTGAAGGTTCAGCATCCTCTTGGAGATCTGATATGGACAGATTTCAAGAAATACCCTTATCTTCTTTTTTTAAAAAGAAGAAAAAAGCTCTTGGTGGTGTTGCTAGTTTTAGTAGAGGCGGAGATAATATGCCTGCTAAAAATAAAAAGAATTTTAGATCTACTAAAAGTGGTGCAGGAATGACTGCTGCAGGTGTTGCATCATATAGAAGAAAAAACCCAGGAAGTAAATTATCAACCGCAGTTACAGAAGATAAACCGGGTAAAAAAAGATCAGCTAGAAGAAAATCATATTGCGCAAGATCAGCTGGACAAATGAAGATGTTTCCAAAAGCTGCCGCAGATCCTAATTCTAGATTAAGACAGGCAAGACGTAGATGGAAGTGTTAAAAAAATTATACTGGCTATTTTTAGATCTTATACTTTATGGTATAATGGGTTTAGTATTTTGTTTAACAGTAGTAGGGGCTTATTTAAAAACCATGATTGATAAATACATTATAAAATTTCTAGAGTTTTGCGACAACACTATAGCTAAAATATCTAATTTTTTTAAAAAAAAGAAAAAGTAGATTCTAATTAATATGGGGTGTGCTAGTATGAACTATTATTTCACAAGTGCATTAATTATAGCTTTTATTATGTTAACAGTAATTGTAGCACCAATATGAAGATATCAGAAAATACATCAGTAAGTATGCCTGTCAA